GGGTGTGGGTTTGTGTGAAGATTTTCCCATGTGGTTTTTTTTATTTGTGTATTATTTTTTTTTGTTCTGTGGTCTCGTTGTCTCTTTGTTTTGTTCATGCCTCTATTATATTTTTTTTACGCCATCATGTCAACTTTTTTTATTTTCGGCGTGTCGTTTTTTTATTGACACTGTGTCAATGGTTGTATATGCAGCAATCCATGTTTGGCTAGGTTACGGTTACGTAACCGTAGCTTATTGCCTGGCGGTGTTTGTCTTTTATTTTTTTGCCTTGTTTTGTTTTTTTGGGCGTGTCGTTTGTTTGTTTGTGGTATGGTATAACTATCCGCTTCAAGGGAAAGGAAAAATAAAATGATGATTTCAAATATGACTCTCAATGAAAAGAACGAACTGCTGACCACTTTGTGGGATGACTCGTCCGTGACGCTTCATGGTGTCAAGGATGGTGTTGCGAGTTCGATTGATCGCGATCAGGCCGTTGACGATTATGGCGTGGCCTTGTATGATTCGTATCAATTCCTTTTGCCTTATGAAACGGATGATGATTTGCTTCTGTTTTCTGCTGAAGACTTGGAAGCGTTTGCTCGGACGTGGTAATAGTAAAGCCCCTAGGTTATTAACCTAGGGGCTTATTTTATGCTGTCAATTTATGCGAATACGAGATACCATGCGGACTCGTCTGCGGGTGCGAGTGCGATGTATCGGGTTTTGCCTGAATAGCCTATGTAGTGTGCCCAGATGTATCCGTCTGCGATCACGCCGCCTTCGGATAGGTTGACGGTTTGTCCGTAGTGGTATTGGGCTACGACTTGTGCTGAGGTTGACGGTGCGGAGCGTACGTTGAGTGTATCGACGTTGACCTTGTATGTGCGTGGAGTAATGGTTACGGTATTGTTTTCCGGTGCGGGCGTGGACGTGTAAGACGCACGCGGGTGGAAGTAGCCGATAATACCGTTCTTAGTGAGGGTCACGTATCCGGCTTTGTTTGGGTTCTGGGACATGGTTTCCAGGGTGCCGTTGCCGTTGTCTCGTACCACGATCGCTACGTGGTTCATGCCGTTGCCGTTCCAGAATGCCACGTCACCGTAACCTGGCGTGTAGTTGCCTGCTTCGCGGGTGAACGTGTTTTGCAGTGCTTTGGAGCGGTCGTATCGTGTAGTGTAGACGCTTGCGGCGTATCCGTCTACGGTGTTGGTGTCGGCGGCTGGAATGCCGTATACGTTGCGGGCGTAGTTGCTCCATAAGTCCCAGCATTGCCCGCCGTATGCGCCGTCCATGTCGATGATTTTGCCGTTAACGTTGTTCATCCATTCCTGGATATTCATGTTAGTTTTCCTTCCTATGTTTGGGGGTGTTGGTGTTTGCGAACACGCTCATGAATGGTGCGTCCGCCAACTTTGGATTGATGGCGGTGATGTTTTCCAGGATTGAGGTGAGTTCGATAAGGCTGATGCCGCCGACCGTGCAGACGAACACGCTGACCGGAAGTCCCAAGTCAACATGCAGGTTAATCATGTCTATGAAATAGGCTACTAGGGTGAGCATGAGGTAGGCGAACTTGTGCCATAATCCTTGTCGCATTTTCTGTGAACTCAACGTGTCGTTGAGTATGGCTTTCGCGATACCGGTGACGTAATCCACAATGATGAAGAAGACTATTGCGAACACGCACCATATATCCGTTGTCGTCATTGTCATTAATTATCTCCTTACTTTCCTAGTAATTCCCCTATGATCAAACCAAAGTCGGCTTTCACTTGTGAGTCGTCGAATCTTATTTTGCCAAGTCGATAGCCGGTGGTGAGTCGCCTTATTATATCATCTGACTTTTTGACGTACCATGTTTTTTCGTCAACGTGGTTCGGGTCGAGCGTGTATGTCGGCCGGTTATTGTCTTTGGGTATGCGTCGTGAAACATATTGTGAAACATGTCCGTCGCGTTCGGACACGGAAACCCATACGCCGAACCGCGCGTAGTCGGTAGTGTCCAGCACGTATGACAGTTCGCCATCGCTGGGGATTGGCGCTAGTAACGTGTCTGATTCATCTCTGAACTTGTTTCTGATCGCATAGTCGGCATAATCGCCGTCGTATTTTTCAAGGAATCTGCCGAATTTCGACTGTGCGACTTTTGCTGAGAAACCACCATAATCGGCCAATTCGAGACATACGAACCCACCGCAATATAATTTGTATTGTTGTTGATTGGCTTGCTGGGAACCAATGTCCAGTCGGTATTTGGTGAAATACGGATTGGCTTTTTGAACAGCGTTAGAGAGGAATAGAACTTTTGTTCTATCCTGCCAACGGTCAACCGTATTGTAGAACTCGCTGAAACTGTTCACTTCATTGCTCAGAAAGCGTAGGTTGTCGGGGAATATCTCGTCGAAGATAATCAAATGCACTTTCGGGTAGGCGACTGATTTCAATCCGCCCGCTTGAGAGAGCGCGACGAAATAACAGCATGTCCTCCAGTCCTTTTCATCCCATGACGCTTTATGGATCTGTCCTTTTTCGCCATTCACGCGAAATTCATAGGAGGGAAAGAACTCTTGAATGTCCTTGAAAAACGTTTCCTTGCGGTGCTGTTCCACATCGGTACGACGTAGATAGATGAACTCGTGACCGTGTTTGAGATATTCCTTGATGCCGTATCGTTTCGCGGCGAACGTTTTGCCCAGGCCGCGTGCGCCGATTATGAAATTCCATGGGGCGTTTCGCGTCAACAGATTGTGCAGATCGTAATAATCGCCCTCGTCGAGCGTCTGCAATGTCATGCTTGCAACCCTCCTGAAACCAGTGGAGGGCGTGCGCCATGACTCGCACGCCCCCCACACCTATCATTTGGCGGCTGTCCAAGGGAAAGGTCATCACATAACCACCGCCGCTATCAAGTATACCACACTTTAGAACGCTGGCGGATTAGATTTTCCATCCCACACGCTTAATAGCGAATATGCCTGATTGTATCGATTCGTGTACGGGCCGAACGGGGACGTGCTCAGAATGTTGTTTTTGAGCTGTGCTAGGTTCGACGCCTTCGGCACCTTCAAGGCGTTCGCGGGCGATTGGTGGTATGCCGTCACCCAAAGAATCTGCATTTTCGTGTCGCTATACTCTTTGGGGTAGCCTGCGTAGTCTTCCGCGAACTGTTTGCGCTGTCCCTCTTTCGACTCGTTTCGTGCCGCCCACGTTCTGAACGCGGCCGCCTCCGCTGAGGTGAGTGAACGTTTGAACGTGCCGCCCGACTCCATGAGCGCGGCTATTTCAGGCGCGGCGGTTTTGAATGCCTCATATCCGGTTGGATCTGCGGTTTTCATCGCGTTGAGCACTTGCAGGCGGCGCTCGAAACTCCATTGCGCAATGCCGATGCCTTGCAAATTTGCTGCTTCGACTGCATCCCAGCGCAAACCGGACTCGACCGTGCCAACCACGTATAGGGCGTACGAGTTTTCCGTACTGACCGAGCTGGACGGGTGCCCCTGGCCTTGCGAGTCGGACGGCTGGGATCGTGACGCTTTTTCGGAAAAATTATTGGCCGTAGTACGGTAAAAGATGCGTGTCCGCGTCCCGGCATTGTCGGTCTCGTGCAAGTAGAGGTTGTCGCCCTGCCAATGTATCCACGCTCCCCCGCGTGACGTGTCGGGGTTGCCCTGGTTGTTGTTGCCGGTCGGATTGTCCACGTCCGGTTTCGGCATGGTACGTGGATGCAGGTAGCCTAACAGTCCGGTGGTGGGGAACCATTTCAAGGCGCTGGCGTCGGGGTTCTGGGTGATAACGTAGATCTGCTCGTCTTTTACGCCATCTGCCGCGACTATCGCCACGTGCGTGTAGGGAGTATACGTGCCATACCCCCATATTGCCACGTCTCCCGCTACTGGCGAGTATCCATTTGAGGGAATGCGTTCGTACACTTGTTCGCACCGTGCGGATACGGGGTATGCGGTATACAGTCCGCCCGCGTAGCCGGTGGGGGTGATGCAATCCTGTATGCTCATGCCGTACATATCCATGGAATATTTTGCCCACAAGTCCCAGCATTGCGCGCCGTATGCGCCGTCCATGTCCCAAAAACGGTTTTTCGTCTGGTCAATCCATTGAGCAAAAGTGATAGCCATACTCTTAGTATAGAGTATGGCTATCACGTATCAGCGACTCCTACGCGGCATAGGACACCACGAAACTCGCATGACCCTGGTTGGATTCGGAGGCTCTGTAAATACCCCAATCGCCGCCAGGTGCGATATAGCCCAATGTCGGTGTAGTAAGACTGCCTCCGGTGACTATCCACGTCCAAATATTGTGACGTGGCTTAGCCCAGCCCGCCAACTGAGCGCCCTTACCCTCACCGATCGATGGAATCTCCCCCTGCCCATCCACGACAATAATTCCGTTCTGTAGCTTAAATTCCACTGGCATATCGCCGAACTTGGAAACTGCGTACTCCTGCCTGCCGCGGTAGCTGTCCCGACATGCGGTATAGAGGTATTTGGCAATGACTTTCGCACCAGTCGCATTAGGGTGAATATCGCCCGAAGGGAACCAGCCGGTTTCGGCTTTGCACCACACGTACGCGCTGTCCGCTACCACCACACGATGATTGCCATGCGAAGCATTCAGAGCCCCGTTGAATAGGGCATCGTATTTATTCATGCCTTCTTCGTTGAGGGTGGAGTGATCGAAAAGCATGGGGGCGATTACGACAATCGCGTTCGGGAACGCCGCTTCCATCGCCACCACCACTTCACGTGCCTTAGACATTCCTGTAGTCCAGTCCAGGATATCATTGCGTCCGCCCGCGCACACGGCGACCTTGACTTTAGCGTTGTCCACACTAGTATCAGCTACGCAATTAGCAACCTGCTGAGCAAACGTCGGAATACCGGACACGTTGAAACCCGCGCCCGATTTCGCATAGTTTTTCCACTGCAGTTCCGGAAACATGGTAGACAATTGGTATGACCAAGTGCGTTCGCGCGTATTATCCGCGTAAGAATCGCCAAACGTCACTAAATATCCGTCTTCGTACTGCGCTTGCCCCAGTTTTTCCAGAATCTGCGCAATCTGCGAGGAATTATTGCCCACCAAGGTGGATAGTGCGGTGATATCCGTAGTGTTTTTATCCCATTTTGTTTTATTTGCGGTGGCATGAGCGGTGGTGTCGGCCCCTAGCGCGGTGAGTATGGTTTTGTTCGAGTCGGCTTTGCCGATTGCGGTGGTGACGTCCACTCCCGCCTTATCCCACTTGGTTTTCGCGTCGGTGGCGTGCGCGGCGGTGTCCGCGCCGAGCGCGGCGAGAATGGCGCTATTGTTGTCTGCCTTACCTGCGGCAGCGATAGCGTCCGACTCCGCCTTGTCCCACTTGTTTTTCGCTGCGGTGGCGCTATCGACGGTGTTGTCGCCAATCAGCGCCTTGACCACTTCCTCGTCGTGCGTTTCTCGCGACTCCACGCCCTCGATGCGATTAAGGTGCGTTTCCAAAGTCGTATCGATAGTGCGCATGGAACCGTTATACCCGTCGCGCAGGTCGGCGGGGTCGGCATCTCCGTAAAGGTTAAGCGCGTAGTTATCGGTTTTGTCGTAGACTGTGCTCATTGGTTTGCTCCTTTGGTTTCGCGAATGAGGGTTTCGAGCTGGTGCATGAGTCGGTCGATCATCACCATTGCCCGATTGTATCCGTCGCGCAGATCGGACGGGGTATCGTCGGTGTAGAGGGGCAGACTATAAGTCGTGGTGTGCTCGTACATGTCGCGGTTTTCGTCATTTTCATTCATTTTTCTTCCTCCCTGATGTAGATGCAGTTCCCGCATGAATAAAAATCGGTCACCCCGTCCGTGACTATCGTTCCGGCTGGGGTGCGCCCTAGGCTCATGGAAAAATAAAACGGCAGAGCAAGCCCCTTCAATGTCCCGGTGGCGGTATAGGAGAAATACAATGGGATCAGGATATTCGGCACGTCCCTCCCGACGGTGTCCTTCATCGCCATGTTGGCTAGTGTCGTCTGAAAGGCAGACCCGGGCCCCGGTATTCCCTGTTTTTTATCGCCCACCACCCACAACAGCCCGAATGATTGAAGATAGTTGTTGGGGGTTTCCCCATTTACGAGCGAGTTGAGAAATGCGATGTACGCGACTTTGAGTTGCTCGCTCCACACGAGAATGACCTGATCTTGCAACGTTGTTGATGATGGAGTCGTTAGCATGTCGTCTATAGACAACACTGTCCCCCCCGGTAGCGTTGCCCTCACGTTCGTGCCGTCCGCATCCTTTTGCACGTCGAACCCCGCTTGAGAGCATACTTCATCGAGCGCGATATTAAGCTGGGTTCTAAAGTCGCGGCCTGCGGAATCTTTCCCCCCCTTAACGGTTGTCGAGCTTATCGTTTTTTTGATATCCATCATTCTCCCTTCTTTTCGTGGACTATGAAATATGTCGCTTGGGTTCCCGGTGATGTGGCTCCGTCGACTGGGATATATCCTTTTTCCGGTGATGTCGGTGTCGGTGGCGGTGTCGGCGGCTGATTCTGAGGTCGGGGCGTTACCCGCGGCTCCTCGTTGCCGAAAATCTCACGGTTGCCTAACACCGCCCAAGTGATGCAATCATGCTGTGCGGCCTGCTCCGTGGTCATGGTCGCCATCTGATCGACCCGCGCGCCGAATACGGCCAATTCGCGGTATATGTCTCGGTTCGTGTTTTTCGAGTCCTCGTATTTGCCACGTGTCGGGTTATAGGTAAGGGCGCTGTCTTCGTATTGTCCGACCTGCTTTTCCAAGTCGTCCAGGGTTTTATTGATGCGCTCGAATTGCCCGTTGAAACCGGCTATCAGCTGTTTGATGGCTTCGACGTCCGCGTTCTCGTCTTTGGCGAGATTATCAAGCTGCTCGCGCAGTTCGTCCACATGTTCGGCCACTTCCTGCACGTAGCCGAGCACGGTGAGCGTATCACGGTAGCTGAAAGGTTGAACCGTGGTGAAATACCGTTGCCGCGGGTCGATATCCAAGGGGGCGGCGCATATGTTTAGTCCGTCCATATATCCTCCAATCTGTCTCAAGTCAAGTATACTCTAGTGGCCGAGATTGTAGGCGAGACTCGTGCTGTAAAGCTGTGGCACGTTGGTCATGTTGTCGCCGCTCCCCCACATGCCCAAAAACAAGTCCTCCAAAGAGTTGATTACCATCATGTCAATATTGAGCATGGTGTTACGCCAATCCTGCAAGAGTTGGGACTGCGAACCGCTGGTTCCCAGGGTATGCGAGATGGAATTGCCCTTGTCCGAGGAGTGCGCGTAATCCGTGTTGCTGGTGCTGGATGCGGTGGCGGTGCTGTCCTGCTGGGTTGCCGTATGCGTGTTGCCGGTCGAGTCCGTCTGGCTTGCGGTGGTGGCGTACTTGCGAAAATCGTCGATGCGGGTCTGCGGGAACTCGGAATTAAAAGTCATTGACGAATTGTCGGCGGTGGTGTCGGACGTGCTGTTAGCCGTAGACTCGTTCGACTGTGTGCCGCTCGATTTGCCGCTGGACTCGTTGACACTGGTAGAGTCCATTTCCTGTCGAATGTCGGACGTGATGAACGGGTCGAACTTGCGTTGCGCGGATAGATAGAGTTGGTTGAAATAGTCCATCTGCTCCCGCATGGTACGCCCCAGATAAAATACGAACATTTGCGGCGTCTCCGAACCGATTTCACGCAATGCGTAGTGCGCCACGATTTTCTCGTTCAATTTCGCTCTATAGTTTTCGTCGAAAATCGGATAATATTGAGCGCTCAAATGCAGTTTTTCATCCGTGTCAAAACCGCGTGCGATCAGATTGCCAAGCGTCAACGTGTAATCCGCCATGCTGTCTTTGATGGCGTACATGCTCAAATCCTGCACCATTACTCCTCCTCCTTATTGCCTTCCACGTCCAATAGACCACCGCTGGTGGTGTCGTTCCACTCGATGCCGATAGGCTTCCCGGAGTCCGCCATTTGCGGCCACAACCGGTTAATCGTATCGCACGCCTGCTGACGCGCCTTCAAGTAGCTCAACCGGAACACGTTCGTACGAGAATTGCCCGCCGTGACTTCCGATTCGAGCAATCTTTCCTTTTTCTCGGTGGTCGAATTGTCAATCCCCAAGTAATTCACTAATTCGTTCCAGATCTGCGTTTTGGTGGTGATGATCTTATCCGCAAGAAATGGGGTGACGTTGGGGAATGTCTGGAACATGCCGGTGATATCCGCGGAATCATAGGTGTAAATGTACGGGTCGCCGTCCTCACGTGCCTTCATCAGGTTTTGGGCGGTGAGCTTGTTGGTTTCGGACGTGGCGATAATCAACGGCACCGAAATATTGTCAAGGTTCACGTCGAGCGCACGATCGGCGATAGCCAATCGCGTGGCATAATTCCACATGACGTCGATCATGGTGCAACGCAACTGGTTGTCCCAGATCGGCACGCATTCCTTCGAGCCGATTTGCGGGTGCGAGTAGTTCGTGGCTACGGGCTGAAAAGACTTCGGATTATTATAATTGTTGACTCCGCCGATATTACCCGACGTGACCATAAAACGATGCACACCCTTGCGTCTGTCGGGGAAAAAGAGCGCCAAACCGTTTTCAAAGAGAGTCAGTTCCAAATATCGCTCGTCAATGTACGGGGGTAGGTTGACCCATTTGAACCGGCTCACTGCCAACATTTCAATCAGCTTCATATATTGATTGATGCGGAGACTTTGCCGCATTTCGGGTAGGTTCAAATTGCCCCACATGGAGCCGAGCACGCTCTGGTTGTCCCAGTGCGCGGCCTTGCGCGCCTTGTTGCGCTTGCTCATGATCACCGTCCTATAAATAATGGAGAGAGTTTTCTTGACTCCCTCCATTATATCTAGTATGCGATACCGGATAGTGGCACGTTATCCGCATAATCGGTGACGCCGATCTTGTCGGGGTCGGTCCACACCGTCACGCCACTCTCGAAAATGCCCTTCACTGTAAGCCGGTATTCCTCCGGGCAGGTACTTGAGCGGACATAGAGTTCGTGGAGTTTCCAGTACGTGAAATTACTCATGGCCATCAAATTCGTCGGCAGCTTCATGAACCTTTGCACATAGTATCCGTACCTCAGCCACACTTCACCAATGGAACGCATGGCGGCGGGCGATATTTGCCGGAACCGCACCAGGACGCCAATCAGCCCGTTCGCAAGGTTGAAAGCGTCGCCGCCCAACGCGCCGGACGTGGTGGGCGGTACGGTTTGCGTCTGCTGCACCTGCGCGTTGATGCCTGCGATCGTGTTCTCGTAATCGCCTTGCGCCGTGGCCTGTGCCAACTGTTTGTTCATATCGGCGAACTGCATTGTCTGTTGATTGCTCAAGTTGGTTTGCGCGAGACTGTAGGCGTTGGCCTGCGACGTTGAAGCGTTGTTGGTGGTTTGCGTGTTCGCCAATTGTTGGTTCGCGCTTGACACGTTGTTGTCATAAGTCATCTGGTTTGTCCACGCGCCGATAGCAGTGCCCGCCACTGCACCGGCCACACCACCGATATTGCCCGTGACTGCGGAACCGACCGCGTTCGCCACGCCACTGCCGATGGTGTTGATCTGCGCCATCTGATTGTTGAAACCGAGATTCTTCAACGTCAAATCGGTACCCATCTGCGCAGCCTGGTTGCTGATCGCGTTCATCGCGTTGCGGTTCGACGTGCCGAGCCGGTTTTGGGCGCTTGCGTACTGGGTGCCGAGCTGGGCTTGAGCGTAGGCGTTGTTGATGCCCATTTGCGTTTTCTGGAAACTCCAGTCCGCGCTCTGCTGTGCGTATTGGCGCGTGTACGCGCTGTTCGCCAACGCCAAAGCTGAGCCGTTGTTGACGGCCATGAATGTTGGGAAATTGGTGATGCCGAAGGATGCGTTGAGCATTTCGCCCGTATCGATGGGCAAACCGAGCCCGTTTGGCAATGGTTGGCGTTCGCCAAGATTGCCCGCATGATATCCGCGCGCGTAGAAATTCAGGCGCGGAGACGGTGGCGCGTAATTCCACGATTCTCGAATAATCAGGTCAGCGCTTGGAATCTGTTCCGGCTCGTATGTGATAACGGTGCCGTTCAGGCACGAGCATTCGATGTAGGCATATGGCGCAGTGAGAAACTTTTTCAGATACTTGTAGCGTTCCGGCAGCTGGAAAGTATCGCGGAAGTTTTTGAGATTGATAATGTCCGTGTAGCGGGCGTTGCTATTGTCGTTTCTCTTGCGCAATTCCCAACAGTTACCGATAAAACCGACGGAATGCCCGAAAAGTTCCGTCTTTTTCGGCTGACCGTCCAACAACGCTTGCGGCAGATGTGGCACGGCGTAGATGCCGCAGATGCCTTGCGTGACCCATGGCGCGCTCATGCCTTCGGTGAAGAATGTGACAATATCGGCGGGCGTGTCCAAATAGTACATGGATGTGCCATTAAGCTGACTCTCGAACGCGCTACCCGTGGCGGTGTTGACCACCGGGTTATCCTTGGTGCCCGTATCGGCTTCCAGATCGGTGGTGCTTACGATGATCAGCCCGTAGGATGTATATTTCACGCCATCATGAGTGCCAATATCCATGAGTGGTTTCCAAGCTTCGTTGGTGAGTACTGTGCATTTGCCGGTATCCAAGCCCTCCGGTAGGTCGAGATACGTTTTTCCATAGTCTTTCCAGGCGTTCTCGTTCGCAATGCCAACGTGTCCGCGCTCGACGTAGGCGTTGCCCAATTGAATATCATGCTGGAATGACTGCCACACATCCAGCTGGATGTTTAACTGTGTGGTGTTGGCGTTGATATAGTCGCATGTCTGGATGAAATAATACCAACTGCGGGGAGTGTCGAAATCGTAATCGTTCGTCGCGATCAGATAATTGTACCGGCACGCTTGGGCGAACGGCACCGGCAGTCGTACCGGAAGGCCATATTTCGCCATAGTGCAATTCGTGAATTCGATACCTTGCAATCGGTTGAAATATTCTTGTTGGGCGGTTTTATCCCATTTGACTATATCCCTGTAGCCCATGTCCCACGGCACGTTACAGAGTTTGAATCTGGTGTTTGGTGTCCATTTCGCGTAACTGAAGTTTATGGGCAGATCGTTCGCGCTCATAAGTCCTCCTAAAAAAATAATAGGTGTGGATAAAGTCTATCCACACCTATTTTAGCGGCTAGTTATCATCGCTATGCGGTGACGGTGACCTTTGCCGTTCCGACAGCTCCCGCAAACTTCACGGAAACGGTGGCGATGCCCGCTGCGGTTCCGGTCAGCACTCCGTTGGGGGTGACGGTCGCGTGGGCGTCCACCGTCCACGTGGCGAGATTGGTCACGTCCGCGGTGTTGCCGTCCGTCTTGGTGGCGATCGCCTTAAGAGCCACATGGCCGTTCACTTTGACCGACTTTCCGCCCTGGATCTCGACGGACTCGATGGCGCCGGTCTTCCAGCCGCCAAGCCAAGTGCCGACGACCGGCACGGATAGCGCGGCGGAAACCGTCTGGTCGATTTCAGGCGTGGCCGGATTGATGTAGGTAGCCTGGGCGGTGACCTTAAGCGTTTCGGCGGTTTCATCCAAACCGCAACGAAGGATACCGTCGTTATCAATGGTCGTGAACTGGGAGGTTGCGCCTTCGACGGCATACTTGATGCCGGTTGGCTGGAATGTCGCCGTTTTCTCGTTGGCGCTCGTAATGGTGGACACCACCTGGACGAGATCGCCACGGGACACGTTCTGCGGAGTGATGGCGGGCTGACCGTATTTCTGCACGCACAACTCGAATACCGGCGTGGAGGTGGTGAGCGTGTCCGGCAACGTCACGGACTCGTTGGAGCCTTCGCCCGTCCAGAAAAGAATCGCGTTCGCGAACGGGTTCGGAGTAATGCTGCCACGATGCTTGTAGAAAATGTTGCGCGTGCCGTCAATCGGGTTAACGGGGCTGTTCGTGGTCTCCAGCATTTCATCCCAGCAGAAGAAGAAGTCCTCCGTGGTGAGCACGGCCTGAACCTTGCCACCGTTGCCGCCGATGCCGAACATATCCTCCGGAATCGGAATGATACGATACGGGACGTTCACCTTGTCGATGTTGAATGCGGCGGCCAATGCTTCGACATTGAGCGCGGCGATCACCTGCGGAGTGGCGAAGAGGATCGCTTCACTATCTCGCCACGGAGTCACCCAACTCATGGCGTTATATCGGGGCATGGCGCTCATTGGCGACGCCTTGAGTTCGTTCGCCACCTGCTGAATGAGACGCAGCAGTCCCTTCGCGTCCGCTTCGGTGGAATTTGCGGCGCCAACGTCGGGGGTATGCACGCGGTAGAAACCGCCCTTACGCGCGTATTCCGCAAACGTCTGCGTCTTCATGAGATACATATCATTCCTATCCGAGAGGATAGGCGCGTTCATGATCTCAGAAATGTAGTCCGACATGCCGCTTTCGCCGTCAAAAGCGGTCAACAAGGCGTCTTCCGGGATGGTGACGGGGTAATAATGATCGAACGTGAGCGGGTGGAATACGGACGCGGTCGGGAGACTGTAACGTCCGTAAACGTCGTCGCCCAAATATTCCTTGTTGAAGTTACGAGTGCGTGCCTTGACGAGACCAACTGCGGCCTGCTCGTAAGTGGAGCCGTAGCGCTTCAAGGTGCGGGGGGAGCCGATAAGCTTGAGCGGGTCATCCCAGTCCGCATGCTGAATATAGAGCCCAATGAGACGCTGGATCAGCACGCCGGTGAACTCGTCACGAAGGTAGGGGAAATTGCGCATGGTGTCCACCGCGTTCCTAATATTGCCCTGCGTGGCCGATGGAATACGTGTCTGGAACTGTGGTGAGGTGGCGTTGCGGACGGCGTTGAAGATCTCAACGTCACCCTTGCCCGCCAATGGTCGAATATTGGACATTATATATATCTCCTAACTATTTTAGTCGAACAAATCTTCGATGGACTCCCCGTTGCCGTCTCCGTCGCCGTCATTGTCGGACGGTGCGAGGTCGTTGTATCCGAGCGTGTCCATCATGGCCTTCAGTCCGGCCAATTCCTTTTCAATCGCGTCAAGGCGGACGGAAACGTCCGGCTCCTGCTTCGGCTCCGGCTCCGGCTCCTCTTCCGGCTTTACTTCATCATCTACGGTTTCAGTCTGCTGTTCCTCTTCGGTCGGCGGCGGAGTGGTGGTTTCCTCTCCGTCATTATCTGGGTCTGCCATACAAACTCCTTACGATTGGCAATGTTTCCGCTAAAATTATATCATGTGGCGGAAAAATAAAATGACCCCGCAATCACGCGGGGTCAAGACTGTCCTATGTGAGCGCGAGTTGAAAATCGTAGGGCACTACCGCCACGATAGTGATTTTCACGGTCGGCGGCGTTTTCAGCCGTGGCAATCCGACCCATGTTATTCCCAGTCGAAAATCGACGCTCAGGAAGACATGATCATTATAGCATGACCATTGTGCCGTAATCATCCATGACTTGCACGCCATGCCTGAACTTTTCGTAGGGGATGGGCTGGGAAAACATGTTTCCGGCCATGCATACGTCAACCTCTCCGTCTTCTCTCCATCCTTGATACCGGTTCATACCCAGGATAGTCAGTTTTTCATATCGGGCGGCGATCTTCCACTTGCCTAGTTCGGTCGGGTGTATGTCGCATGATTTCACCGGCCCCCAACCGCTCAGGATGCAACCGTCCGTATTCACGTACAATAGCCGATCGGCGTTCGCGTGGCACACGGTCATAAGCTTGCGGCGTGCGTAGGCGTTGACCCACACGGGCACGGGCAGATAGTCGGTTTTCAGGTTCGATTCTTCGCGTTGTGCGACGTCCCAGTCCAATGTTATGCCGTCTTTGGAGGTGGGGAGCATGACGGAACCCTTGGGCAGACTCGCCATTTTGCCTACGAGCGCGTTCATGATCAGTTTCGCCATCTGCCGTTTCTCGCCCGTCGCCTTCTGTTTCAAGTCTCCCCATTCATCGACGAACGAACGAAAAAAGCCCTTGCTTTGCCGGAATTTCCACCCCCTGACATGCTTGTAGACGCTCACGTCATAATTCTCGTATAAAAGCTGTTGATCTATGTCAGTCAATACGCGCGTGATATAACCACGTGTTGAGGTGAGACGGTTCAACCCGTACACGCTACGATTGTCGAGCAAAAAAGGGTAGCCGTTTGGTTTGAGTTCCGCGCGAAACGTGAGTTCATCGCAATGCAATGGCATATCATCATCTTGGACGTATTCACCGTCGTATGGTTCCGGTTCGCCCCACGGCAGCCACTCATCCCGTAAAATGCTGGGATACATGGAGTTGCAGTCAACGTCGATAGCCTTGCCGTATGCACCTTCTTTGGCGATCATAAAACCGCCGATATAGGCATCATGCAATGATTTTTTGGTTTCGGGTTCCAGCTGGGGGAATTTGTCATAAAACCATTTCCACTCGCCGGACGCGAACGCCTCCATACTCGCCCCGCCCGCGGTGATCTTGCACAAACCGCGATTATCATACTCACGCAGAATATTGAGTAGTTGCGTGTCGGTCATGGTGATACGGCAGTTTTCACGCAGTAGATTGGAAATGTCGAAGAAGCGTGCCGAGTTTTCACGGTCGATACGCACGCTAAAGCTGAAGAATTTGCCTTTTTTCGAGATGATGGCGTCCCAGCTCAGATTAGCATTGCGTTCGTTGTGGGGCAATGCGTGTACGACGTGCGCTATAAATGGGTCTAGCAGTCCTGGATTAGTCACGTAGACGGTGAGTCTGCCGCCCGACATGATGGACGCCAAAAGACGGTTAGGCGCGGTGACGTCACGCAGGACGGTGCCGTCCGTGAATCGTATGACGTTATCCGCGCACCACAATCCCACTCGATTGTCTTGCCTGGTCATGGTATACTATCCTTTATTTGCCGTCCGCTACTTTTCCAATGCGCCCGCTTCCGCCAACCACCTGTCAAACTGCTTGCGGGAACGCTGATAGCCCTCGCTGTTGTCACGGAACACCGAAACGAAACCGTGCCGTACTGGATCATATACCGTCCAATCGAACACGATGCGCGGCGCGTCCGTCTGCTCGATGAACGCCCTCTTTTGTGCTGCCGATAGTTGACGGAATCGTTTCAACCGTTTCGAGCCGAGCGTGGTAGCCAAGATCTTCTCGAACACCTCATAACGCCCGCGGCTCATATAGGATGGCCAATCATGCTCGCCGTACAATTCTTTACCCTGTTTGCCTGGTCCCCGCTTTTTGGACGGTTTGTTTTTTTGTTCGGTGCGCAATCCCAGTATTTCGGCGGCGTCATGGATCTGCTCACGCAGTTCGTTGCGGTGGCCGCTTTCCAGTTGGGAGCGCACGAACGCTTCATCACTCAGCACGTTGGTCATTTGCAAAAAATCGGTGAGTTTCGATGGAATGATCTGGTTACGTCCGAAACCCTCACCAGTGGTGCCGGTGATTTCAGCCACACGCTGGTCGTACACGCTTTTCGCGGGCATGGCCTGAGCCTTGTTCCATTCGTTGATTTTCCGTCGTGCCGCATTGATTTTCCGCTGCTGCTGTCGCAGGAGTTTGCGCCGCTTCGCCACCGGCTCCGCCTGAATTTGCGCGTCTGTGATGGGTGTGCGCCCTGCGAACATGATGTCTTTTTTCGTCGGCTTCTCCACTGCGGTGGTGTGGTATGGGGTTGCTTTCGCCTCCGCTATGGCCTGTCTCTTCTGCCGCTCCCACTCCTTGCCCAAGGTTTTCGCAATGTTGACTAGTTGTCTGTCCGCGGTTTTGGCGAGATTCGAGTGGGAGTAAGCGCCAAGCTGTTTGATATTGCGGGCGGCGCGTGCTTGTGCGGCCTGACGTGCCTTGACATGTTTTTGCTTTCGAGACATATGGCACAGTCCTTAAGATGGCGAGAGCACCCAAGATTGGGTGCTCTCTATGAATGAACGCTACTCAGTTATTATAGCAAGCTCACTTGGTTTTCTCGTCCACCGGCTCGATGCTGAAAAACTTGAAGCCACGACGGGAGCGACGTTCGACAACCTTGATGCACAGCGGTTCCGTCCACGTGTTCGGCGTGCCGAAGATCCCGAACATGGTGTTCAGTCCCGCCGCCAAGGTCGGGGAGGTGGCCGCGTACGCCTTGCCTTCATCGGTCACGATGATGACGCGCACGGTGTTGGAGATTTCGCCGGTCTGATCGTCGGTCACCTGCACGGCCTGGGCGACGGCGTTCGTCATGTTCAGCGGCTCGTTGAGGTGTTCGTCGAGCTTTTCGGCGTTCTGCAATGCGCTGTAGAGCTTGATTTTGCCTTCGCGGGTCGAGGTGTCGATGAAGTGCTGGACGGTGCCGAGTTCGGTGTTTTCGGTGTTGAACGCGACGAGTGCGGTATTGTTGTTTTCCATTGTTTAACCTTTCCTAGATTATTGTTATTTTATTTTCAGGCTTATGCCTAAAATCTTTCATATCACATACCGTCATTATTTTCAACGTCGGCGTGTCGGTTTTTTGTATGCTCTTCTGGGTTCCATTCTTGAGGTTCCTCAAAAGTCGCATATTTGTAGAAAGTTTCCTCATTCATAGAGACTTTTTGCGAAAAAATGTTGATGGAACGCGGAATGAAGTTTGGAAACAGCTTTTTGGCACGAATCGAATAGGCACGCGCGTCCTTAAGGCGTCCGTCGATAACGTGCACGGCTTCCATGAAGTCGCCGTCCACCAATTCCATGCCCTTGAGCACGGCATAGACGCGCGTGCGGAAAATTTCGGTTTTCGTTCTAGCCAATTTTTACCTCCCTTGCAGTAAGATTTTTTTTAAATCACTGTCAGTATAGCGAGTCGTCTCCAGTCTGTCAAAATTTTTAAACACTGCGACAATCAGATTTTCCGCTTGCTGACTGTCGAAAACCATGCAACAATCATACGACGTACCACCCTTGACGGCACAGACCGCACACCATGCAATCAAATTAGGCGGATTGATGGAACCGCCCAAATATTCGACGTCGGACGTGTGGGATAGGGCGGCAAAGAGTCCGTCCCACATAGTCAGACTTCCGCATATCCGAGATACAGTAATCACCGCTTGCGTAAACCACTCACTAGGCGCTTCACGCCACAACTCGCACAACATATTGACGGCACGGCAACACGTTTCAAAATCACCATACCCCAGGTCGAAACGCTTCAAGTTCAGTTCACGCTTATGGCCTTTTGTGGCGCGGACAATACGCTTGCTCTCCATGATCGCATCGTCAAAGTCACGCATACGGTAGATAGGACACCTATCATCACCGCGCCTAAACATAATATCGCTCCTCGACGCGAAAATAACTGATATTCTCCGTATGCGAGCGGATAGCCGCCCACCGTTTAATCAAGTCTGCCGCATCCTTATATGAGGACTCGTAACCAATCTCGATAGGCGGTTTACGCGCATCCCTCAAGTATGCGAGAGCCACGAAAGTACTATACATGTCTAAAACTCCAATTCGTCACCAGAACCACCATCCCCATACAGCCACATGACCTCCCACAACCGCCGATCAGGGCAACGTTTCGGAGGATCAGTGGCGCTCCGCTTATGCTGTCTCCCAGCCCAAAACGCGCGCAAACGCCAATAACTGTCAGCGTCCGGGCACGTGCCGCATATCCACGAATGAATCCAACCACGAAAATACACGGCTAATTCCTCTCCAAGAGCGGTGTGCGGGCGATATCGATGGCATCCAGCATCAAATCGGCAACCTGAGACTCATTAGCGGCGTCATATGCACACCATGCCGAAGCGTCGCAAACCCCGCCTGGAGTGCGGAACTGAACAGTATACCGAAGCTCGTACAAGTGATTATGCGGACAATACCACAGTCCGACACCGCCACCCTGATATTTAGACGAGAACGTGGCAACCCTCATATCATTATAAGCCATCTCAGGCCCCCCTTACTATGAAAGCCAACACAATAGCCACGCCCACAGCAAGCATAGCCAAAAAACAAAAAACGTCACGCGCGTTACGCGGCAGTTCGCAAAACACCGTAGCCGCCATCGTAAGAAACAACACGAAAAGAATGCAAACGGCAACAATCATGCCAACCATTATACCAACACCACCTTAACCATACCAACCATAGTGCCGTCAAGATCAAACGTGGCATTATCAATATCCACATCCACATCCATACCAACATACGCATGACGAATATAAGACAAAACACCATCCAACGAAGACTTCAACGACGTCGTGCAAAACATACCACTAGGCTTCACACAATCAGACAAAACCTCAAAAACCTGAAAACCGTTTGCGGTGATATTAAAATACCACATTTTATTTTTCCTTTCCCTTGAAGCGGATAGTTATACCATACCACAAACAAACAAACGACACGCCCAAAAAAACAAAACAAGGCAAAAAAATAAAAGACAAACACCGCCAGGCAATAAGCTACGGTTACGTAACCGTAACCTAGCCAAACATGGATTGCTGCATATACAACCATTGACACAGTGTCAATAAAAAAACGACACGCCGAAAATAAAAAAAGTTGACATGATGGCGTAAAAAAAATATAATAGAGGCATGAACAAAACAAAGAGACAACGAGACCACAGAACAAAAAAAAATAATACACAAATAAAAAAAACCACATGGGAAAATCTTCACACAAACCCACACCC